GCAGGGTCATCGTACCAGTTATTTGCCTTAGCCTTATCGACTGCGAAAGGATTGGCCTTGTCATTCCGAATGAAGCCGCAGCGATCCTTGGAAGGGTTTTTGCTGTCGAGATTGAATCACTCAATTGAGGACGGTTCAAAAGGCACAAATCAGTCAATCGGGGCTTGATAGCTTACGGGTCGACTATAGGTACTCTCTAGTAGGGGCTTATAGATTGATACTGTGCACGCTATCCCTGTTGACAATAGCTAGGCTGGACTGTCTAATCCGAATGCGCTTTAATGCGGGAGGTCGGAACGGTGGAAAGGTGGACTAGGGAGCATGAGAAGTAGCTTTCTTGTGTTTGGAGCAATGGCGGTCCCATTGTAACCATTAAGCCCCTTAAGGTCTAACTAGATTGTGTGCGACTAGCGGTTTATCAGGGAATGCCCCTGACTTGACAGAGCCTGTTTATTGACAGGAAATCTCCCTCAAGCCGTGTATCGCACAATGATGGGAAGTCGTTTATTGTTGGCGATGACCCATCAACCTAGCAGGTAGGCACTAAAGAAAACGCACATGTTTAGTGGCGCAAGCCTATACGGACTGACGAAAGAAAAGTTACCTGCTAGGTATTCAAGCTAACTACGCTAACGGCATGAGAAACAAAGGGACGAGAAATTCCCTTCCGGGTTGGACCTTCGGTCCTGCCTTGTCTGTTAGCGTACTAGCGATGAATGACGGATTTATCCGTTGTTCTTCCCTAGGTAATCAAACTTAGGACAATCATACTAATCCTTTAGGTCGGGTGAAAATGACTGAGAGGTTTACTATGGGGCAACACCTAAAGCAACAGCAGCAAGGCACTGTCAGGACTATCTCTAAAAGGGCACGTCCTGAAGTCCTCCGCATGCTAGACAATGTCATAAATAAACTAGATATTGTTCGTGATGACTATAGTTTGACTGGATTAGCAGATTCGAATGTTGAAGCTAATCTCAGGCAGGCCGAATATATCATTATGTCAATAAAGCATGACTTAAAACTCGTGCATTAAGGAGTTAAAATGCTTCAAACTCAGATACTTTACATTTGCCGTTGCGAATTGACCGGCCATGCTTTTGCTACTGAGGAGCAATCTGAAGCAATCTCCTTTATCGAAACCTATGAATCTTTAGGCGGCGATGTCACTCGTCAAGTCATAACGACAGACACGACTGAACAATGGAAGCCTAATTATTCATTGGTATAAATCCTAGCCTTTGTGGATAAAGCTAGGTCGCATAGTGCGAAATTCCACTACATACGTTAGAAGGAATATTACCATGACTAAAGTTATCACAAGCGAAGCCACGTCGGCGAAAGCCGTAAATGCTGCTGTTAATGGTGCAATCCGTGCCATTGGTTCGTATCGTGACAAGGTACAGACAGCGGCTGTAATGATTATCGCACACGCAGAATCTTACGGGGATTGTTCGCAGGCCAAGATTCTGGTACGTGGCTTGCCTGCCCGTGAACGTAACTCATTGATTGGTTGGTTCCGTCTTTACTCACCTATCGGAATCAATCTCGACAGCAAAAACCCTTCCAAGGATCGCTGCGGCTTCATTCGGAATGACAAGGCCAATCCTTTCGCAGTCGATAAGGCTAAGGCAAATAACTGGTACGATGACCCTGCAAAGGTCAATCCTGAGCCTAAGCCTCTCCAGACGCTTGTGGACTTCTGGGAAGTCATCGACAGGATGATTAAGGCTCAAATCAAGGCTGCTGAGGCTAATGAGTCCAAGTATGATCCCAATGTCCGGGAGACTGTTAAGACTGAAGCTGAGCATCTCCTCAAGATGGTCAATAAGTCGCGGGCATCCTCGATTGCGAAGAACAGTGGATTGCTGGCGCATGGTGGCCGCAAGGGACACTCTGATAAGAAGACTGTGAAGGCAGAGCCTGAGCATGCCTAACGGCAGCAAGATTCATAGTGATGGCAACTTGGTGATGCCCGCGCCCGAAAGGCGGAGATAGAGGTTCGATTCCTCTCCTATGATTACCGGGGATTGGGCTGGTGCAGAAATGCACTGGCCCTTTCTTGTTCGCGTTGTTTGGAGATCGGTATGAGCACCCTCCTAGGTATTGGACTGTTCCTAGTCCTTTACGAATCCGTTAGAGCTACGTTCATAGATTAATTGGGTTGTGGATAGCACACCACTAACTGGAATCATGTCCTGCGCAGGTAGAGACCGAGCCACAATCCTATTAATCTATGTTGGAGTATTTATTATGACAACTGAGAAACAAATCATCAAGATAGCCTCTAAAGCTATCCAGACAGGCAAGAGATTGAGCCTAGTCTATGATGGACTTCCCAGATTGGTTGAGGTTCATTGTATCGGTATTTCAAAGGCAGGGAGGCCTAGCCTTAGAGTATACCAAGTCCTTGGTGACTCCGTGGAAGGCGTGTCGGAGGGCTGGAAAATACTCACAATAGGCAAAATCCTAGAGCCTCCCAAACTCATCGACCAAGACTCTTTGGGTCCGAGGGAAGGCTATGTCCACAATGATGCTGGCATGACAGAGATTATTGACCAGCTTTAGGAGTAAATCTAATGCCAACTTTATTTGAACTTCACGAAATCTTTGAAAAGACTGGTGACAGCATTATCATTGACCGTGACGCCTCATGTTTGATCTTCGTGTCCGGGGATGATATCTCGGATATTAATCTTTGTATGGACATCGACTGATCGAAGCGAAGGATATTGACTGATGACGCAAATTGATTGGACAAAACCTGTTGAAACCGTGACAGGCATTCCCGTTAAAGTTCTGAGAAATAACGGTAATGGCAAAATGGAAGTACAGATTCAAGGTGGCTTTTCATCCCGGTCCTACCTTATCAACGGTAAGCATTATCTAGGTGAGCAGCCTGATATTCGTAACGTCCTTGTTGATGTATTTTCTATGACAGACCAAGAACTCGCTGATAAATACCGCAAGGCTCGTGAAGATTATCGAGATTTTCTTATCGAGCTTGACCAAAGGGGCTTCAAAGTCTTTAACGTCAATGGTTATGAACTCCCTTCAGCTATCGTCGCTGTAAATCACGGGGAAGTAACCATCAAGAAAACTGTAACTACGGATATTTTCCTGTGACACACAAGATTTTTGATCCCACAAAGCCTGTCCAGACGAGAGATGGCCGTAAAGCCCGTATCATCTGCACTGACAGCCGTGTAGTTCCAAGCTGCCCGATCATAGCTCTCATAGAAAACCTGCAAGGATGCGAATATTCGTGTCACCGTAAAGCAGACGGAACCCATCCAGGTTCTTCGCCTTCTCATTCCGAACTCATAAACACCCCTGTTGTTCGTAAGGAATACCGGGGTGTTTATCGTGATGGTTGTGTTACTGACGAATATTGCACAAAACTTCGGTATAACACTTACGGCACAGATAAATGCGTAGGTCAGTTCGAATACACATACTCCGATGATGAAATCTCAGATATTGTCTTCGTAAAAAGGGAATACTAATGAGACTCGTAGATCATGGTGCTGCTTGCTGTGGCATCAAGCACATCTTTAACATGGATAATTCCACTGAGGCTGAATTGGATCGTTTCCTCCAAGAAGCTTGTCCACCTGATAATAACAACCGTCTTGTCGAGATTGCTTTGTCCTCTCGTCAAATCGGCGCTCCGGGGCAGTCTCTCCAAGGAAATAACCCTCCTGACGGCTGGCCGAGTATCCTTCAACGTAAGGGCTTTCGGTTAGTTTCTCGTTTCAGGAACAGTAATTCAGGGAATGAAGTATTCATTTTTCACTTCGTTCCTCGTTTCCTGAGCCTTCTTCCTGCTGATATGCCCGGCATGATGAGGACGTGGGAGCATCAATATGTCGCCCCTGACTTGGCTACTGTTACTGTTCCTCGGGCTATTCCTGCGGCTGCCGGTAGATGGGTTAGAAGTTCGCATGAAACAATTCAAGTCGGATCACGAGTGAGGCTTGGAAGGACTGTAGGAAGATTAAATCAACATCTTGCTGGTGTTACTACGCGACCTTACAGACAGGGGAATGCAAATCCAGGTTGGTATATTCAATGGGACGGACGAGATGTAGACCCTAATGAGGGTTTTTGGTCTTTCGATCATATTGAGGTTCAAGAAAACCCTGATGAAGAAGCTCCTGCTCCTGTAGCAGTCCCCGAACCTACAATTGTCTTCAGTACGTACCACAATGTCTTTCGTGATCGGGGTCGTAGTGGAGCGGGATACGACTCTGCTGAAGCTGCTCGATGGTCTGCTCCTCGTTGTCGGCGTAGAGATCGCAGGGACATCTTCTCTGATGGTACTGTAATTTGGAGTGAAAACGTATGATTTGGATTCTTATTCTCAGCCTTGCTAGTGATGGCTACCGTTCTGGTGGTACAGCAATAACAAGTATGTCTGGATTTTCTTCTTATGCATCTTGCGCAAAAGCAGGAGAAACTGTCTCTAAACAGCACTCTGGCAGTAGGCAGCAAACTGTAGATGTTCGTTGGAGTTGCGTTCCCTCTAAATAATCTTAGGCCCCGTAGCTCAACTGGACAGAGTAGGAGTCTTCTACACTCATGGTTGCAGGTTCGAATCCTGCCGGGGCCACCACTATAGGATATTATATGACAATCATTGGAGTATACGGGAGTCTGAGAAAACTAGGGCAGGCTCACCATCTTGTTAAGGATTCAGAGTTTCTCGGAGAAGATGAAATCTTCGGGAAGTTGTATGGCACAATGGCTTTCTTTCCTGCTGTGAAGCTCTTGGAGAGTCATGCGCATCTTTATGATTGCCACAGTAGTGGTCAGATGCCCTTCTGTGACTTCGTAAAGCTCCCTACTGTCAAGATAGAACTCTATAGGGTTTCTACGGACACCCTTGAGGATACTCAACGGTATGAGGGATTCTACCCTAAAGACCCTGACACGAGTTTATTCGTACCTCGTGAGACTAGGACTGCTGCCGGAATTTCATGTATCGTTTACGAAGCCAATTTCGTAGTAGATGATAAATTGCATATTCGACAAGGTGACTGGTTTCACACAATGGGATAATATTCTATGCTAGTACATGATTACGACTTCAAACCCTCTCAAGACAAAGCAAGTATTGAGAGAGGAATTAAGTTCCTTGAAGAAACCCAGAAAAATCTACAGTCTGGTAAATTCTCTAACAGTAACGGTATGTACAAAATCATTGGGAAATCCCATGAGAATGACGTCCGAGTTCTCACAGGAGCCTGTCACTTTAGTATTGGCTCAGGTACAGAGAATTGTGACCTCGTAGCGACTTTGACACACCGTCTGGATAAATACCCTTCGCATAAAGCCTTTGGCAATACTCATTCACAGTTTCTCGTAAACCCTGAGATTGTTGAGAAGTTTACTCGGTGGTTTACCCAACAGAGTTTTTATTCTAGATTCTTTGTTCCAATGCCTTTGGAATTCAATACGGAGTTTGGACTACTCATTAGCAGTGATATTCCTGCGGGTATCCTCCAGAATATGTGTATCATTAGCAGACATACTCGTGAGAAAGCCCCGTATCTTAGATTCTGGAGTGATCTTGTAGACGGAGGCATGGACCCTGACATTGCTTTTGTTATCGCAACGAATACCACAGATTGTGGTAAAAATGATGGCTTTGGCCCCGGTAGTAATGGTCACTTCACACTGCCTACGCAGCTTTCTATTAAGGATGCTGCTTTTAGGGCTATCGGAGGTGACTTCTACGGTCTTACCAATAAAGATAAAACCTACAGGAATTATCATAGTATCTACGGAGGCTCCCAGTATTTCGTGACTGGTAAGTTACTGCCTCTTGACTCGGAGACATGGCAGCAACATTGGATGACTCAGGTCAATAATCTCCTAGATAAAAAGCCTGAGACGATTATGAGCAGTATTCCTAATCCCTTTAAGAAGAGGGTTGCGTCGTCTGTCCATAAAAGTCTTATTCCTACAGATAGATTTAAGAACGAGATAGTTCCTCGTTTCGTAGAAGAAGTCCAGAATCTCCTCCAAGAAAGGAAGCCAAAGAGTGTTGAAGATAACCTCCAAGTCGCCGCTTAATCCAGACGTACCTGAAGAGCGGTGGACTAAGACGGATTTTCCTAATTTTAGGGGGATGAAATGTCTTGTCCTTGATGGTGCTTTCAAAGGAAGCTGTGTAGCTCTCATGGCTAAGAGTGGCTTTACGATGGCTAAAGACATCAAGGAAGCTGATCTCCTTGTCTTTACTGGTGGTGCTGACGTTGATCCCCAGCTTTATGGTGAACGGAATATCTCCAGTAGCTTTAGCACACACCGTGATGCCTACGAACTCGATATGTACGCTAAAGCCTTAGAGTGGGACGTACCCATGTTCGGGATTTGTAGGGGCTTTCAGTTCCTCGCCGTAATGAACGGTGGCAAACTCTGGCAGCACGTTAACAATCACACTTCCAGTCATGACATTGTTGATACTGAGACTGGAATGGTTGTTAAGGCTTCCAGTATCCACCACCAGATGGTACGGCAGACAGGTGATATGTCAGTCATGGCTGTTTCTAATAACCCCGTAGTTACTCAGTTCAAGCGAGCAGACTACGAACTCAATATCAGCAATCATAATGCTGGTATGGATGATCCACTTGAAATTGAGGCTGCTTGTTGGATTGAAACGAAGAGCTTTGGCGTGCAAGGCCATCCAGAACTCTTCGATCAATATCCAGAGTATGCTTCGTGGTCTATGCACAAACTCGAAGAATTCCTCTTGGAGTTGGCTGTAATGCAGAATGAAACCGTATTTGGACCTAACTTTCTAGGTACGAGCATTCACTGAGGTCTGATATGCCTCTAAAATCCATTTTAAGAGCCGTACAGAGGTTTTATAGGCCTTAGGTAGGGCGTAGTAGCTCTCAGTAGTAGGTTGCTCTCAGTGAGGCTTAAAACCCCTCTCCTTTAAGTCTCAAAGCGTCTTGGTAAAGCATTTCAATATGATCAAACGTCATATTGTTTTTATGGCGATTTGCTAAGTGAGAGATTACTCGAACGTTTCCTTTAACATATCCCTTTGAAGAGTCAATCCTGTCTACCGTAGGATAGTATGATCTTTCACCTTCCTTGTTCATCGGAACTCCGTAAACAGGGCAAACAGAGGGGATTATAATATCTTCGGGATCAATATTAAATTCCAATTCCCGTAAGTTTTTAGCAGATGCGCGAATATTATACCACATTACAAATTCAGGTGTATCCCAATACTCTCTAGGATATTTTCTTGGACGTCCCCTTACTATCTCTTTCTTCCCTTCTTATTAAAAGAGGATTATAAATTGTATTCATATTACTAAAGGTATTAAACTTCTCTTTAACTTCTTCTTAAGACTATATCTTATTATATCACGTTCACGAGTTTTGTCAAGCATTAATTTAGGAGGAAATCGTGGTTGAAGGACTATTGACACTAATAATTCTTTCCTGTTTGGGTTTGTTGGTTCATTGCCACTACCGAAAGCCTATAATTCTGGAGTCTGAACAAGACTTAAAGATTGCAGCTGAAGCTGCTGAAGTAAGAGAAGCTTGGAATATATTTTATGCCAAAGCTTCTGCTTTGAAAAAATATAACGTTACTTTGAATCTCATTGAATCCTGTAAGTATTCGTCCCCTAAATACATATGGTTCACTGACCCAGTGAAACTTGATATACGCATCTCTAAAAGTAAGGCAGTTTAATGTGTGGTCTAGTCGGTATCGCTGGGGCATTGACCCAGAAGGATAAAGAAGCTTTTAAGCGTCTTTTGATTGTTTGTTCTCTCAGAGGAGAGGATTCAGCAGGTTATATTAATGTTGACTATTCCAATAATGTCAAAGTCAATAAAGCCGTAGGCAGCCCCTTTGAGCTGTTCGAGACTCGTGATTGGGATCGACTTAACCTTGTAGGCGATAAAGCCATTATTGGCCATACCCGCAAGGCAACAGTTGGAGGAATCTCTAAGAGTACTGCTCATCCCTTCCAAGAAGAACATATTACAGGTGTTCACAACGGAACTCTCCAGAACTGGCATAAGCTAGACGGTAGTGATGCCTTCAAGGTTGACAGTAATGCCCTATTCCACAGTATTGCCTACGAGGGTGTCGAAGAAACCTTTGGTAAGATCAAAGGTGCTTGGGCAGCTACTTGGTGGAACTCTGAAGAGAATACCTTGAACTTCCTCCGTAATGATCAGCGCCCTCTTTGGTGGGCAACTGACAAGGATGGAAAGAAATTGTATTGGGCTTCTCGTTACTGGATGCTCCAGATGCTTGAGCAGGAAATGGAAATTGAGTTTTTCAAGGATGAGAAAGGATATGCCTACCACGCCCTCAAGATTGATACTCTCCGTAGATTCGAGATCAATCCCCGTGAGAACAAACCCTTGAACCTCAAAGCTGATCGTGAAGTGAAAGGAGACCTAACAAGTAATGTTGTTCCTCGCCCTTTTCATCAAGGCAGCAACAATCAGTATCGCGACAGTCGCCCTCTGGAAGATCGGCCTTGGGACGATCCTTTGAAGGCACATTGCTCCCAGACGAGAAGCTGGGCACCCAAGCACGAAGCTCGTCGTCTGGATGGAAGTCTCATACACCCACTTCCCCAGTTACCCGCCATCGTAGTCGAGGAGAACACTTCTGGAGTGGAAGAGAACACGACTACAAAAACGTCTACAGCAAGCTCTGCATTAACGCCGATTGTTGGGACGACTTCATCCACGAAGAGTTCATCACTCCCGAGGCCTACGTTGTCCTTGGTGCCAACGCCCAAAAACGAGAACTCAAACGAATCGAAAAATTCTGTAGAGGGCAAAAGATTAGACCGTATCGCGTCGGGTAAGTCTGGCAAAGTCCCTACTATCGAAGGCTATGATGGAAAGGAGATGGATGAATATCGTTTCCATAGCTTGACTAACTCAACATGTTGCTTTTGCCAGAACCCTCTCGTCGACTTCAAAGACCTTCCTAAAGACGGTGGCAAGTTCGTTGGGAGAGATATGTATCTTTGTGGCTCTTGCATGTCCGATGACTCTAGTCTCGGGGATATTTGTTCTGCTGGTTGCTAGGAGCCTCTCTGAGGCGTTTTGAAGCCGTAGGTATACCAGACTACCTTTCTCCCTTGAATTCAACTGTACGGCCCCTCTGAGGGCATTTTAGAGGTATATAATGAACCTTTCTTCTTTTACCCTAGGTTGCGACCCCGAACTGTTCCTTACAAAGCGGGGCAAGCTCGTTAGCGCACACGAAACCAAAATCCTTGGTACTAAGACTGAACCCTTCAAGATCAAGCACGGAGCAGTCCAGATTGATGGCACGGCTTTGGAGTTCAATACTGATCCTGTTCCTTTGAATGACTTCAACGCTTTCAACACCAACGTAATTGAAGTCATGAAGGGTATGCGAGAACTCGTACCGGGATTTAACTTCAAAATCCAACCTACTGCTGTCTTCGATGAAGAATACTTTCGTACTATTCCTGACGAGAACAAGGAACTCGGTTGTAATCCTGACTGGAATGCCTATACTCTAGCCCCTAATCCTGCTCCAGATGCTTCCGTAGGTACTATGCGGACTGGCGCGGGACATCTTCACATTGGTTGGGATGAAACCTGCAGCATTCCCGCTGAGCATCCCGAACACATCGAAGTCTGCGCAAACATTACGAAGATGTTCGATGTCTTTGTTGGCATGGGTACTTTGTTGTTCGATGATGACACCCAGCGTCGTAGTCTTTATGGCCGTGCTGGTGCATTCCGTCCTAAACCCTATGGTTTTGAGTATCGTGTTCCTAGTAATGCTTGGTTGACAAGTAAGAAGCGTCGTAAATTCATCCATGATTGCGCCCTTTCTGCCGTGTCCAAGGCAAGTTACGGACAGACTGTTGATAAAATAACATACAATAAGCCTCGCGGTTATGCTCCTGGGGATAAGCGAGGACATCTACAGCTAACTGAAGAACTCATCCAAGAAGTTATCAATGAGAGTGATGTAACCTTCGTTAAGAATAACTTCTCGTACATGACTGGACTTAGTTGCTATGCCTAAAGATACTGGCTTTTTCTTTGCTGACATTGAACAAGCTTCCCTTCGTCTTAACGGAGCAGTCATCCTTTTTGAGGGTGAACCCCATTATGTCGCTGATGTAAGAGACGTAGATGGTATTCCAGAAGCAAGGATGTGGAAACTTCCTGTCAATCTCAATGAGCCTCCTTCCAGATACGTTAAAAAGCTCTTGACAGACAAAGGTTTTGGCAAGTTCCAGCCTATCAATCCCGGCATGATTAACTTCTTCGAGGGTTGCCCTTTCACGGGGAGAGTTACGTATCATGCCTCCTACCTTGAGAGGGTTCCTGTTCGCCGTACCAAGCAAGGTCTGTCCCGCGAGAATACAAGCATTCTAAATCCAAAAGACACTATAGATTTCAGAGGCTTAGTCTCCTCTGAGAGTTTTTGCTTCATGGTAGAGAATAAATACCCTGAGTATTCCGAGGCCGTATCTAGCCTAGTAACTGACAGCAGTATCGCTGTTACGAATAAATACTCCGTAGGTATCAACAGTAAGTCAGTTCCTACTATCATGAAAATGACAAAGCCCGTGGGGATGTTTAGGGGCAATGATGAACTCCTTCTATACCCGAAGTATTCTTATCTTCGTGAAGAAATACTGGAAGAAACTAATCTTCCTAATAACATTGGTATTTTCTAACAAAAGGCTAATCATGACTGAGAATTTGTTGAAAGGTTTCCCTAAGAAGGAAACTTCTGAATACCTTAACTTCAAGCCTAATAAGCCTATTTCTGGTAAGTCCGTAAAAGGTGATGTAGGTCTTGAACTCGAAATGGAAGGCACACGACTCCCTAACGAAGCTAACGTCTCCAGCTTCAGCAGCAGTAAACTAGGTCGCAGATGGACAGTCCACCCCGACGGTAGTCTCCGCAACGGTGGTGTCGAGTACGTCCTAGACCAACCCTGTCTTGAAGAAGAAGTCCCAGAAATGGTTGATGCGCTCTTCAAGGTCTTTGATGTCAATAAGACTACCTTGGACTTGACACAGCGGACAAGTACCCATGTCCATATCAACGTCTCTAGTATGCGGGCCAATACCCTTACTAGCTATCTCGTACTGTGGTATATCTTTGAGGAAGCCCTTGTTAACTGGTGTGGTGAAAGCCGTGCCGGTAATTTGTTCTGTCTTCGTGGTAAGGACTCTAGCTTCATTCCTGAGCAATGGGCCTCTGCCCTCAAGAATGGCTCATTTAAGTTCCCCAATGATTATAAATACTCTAGTCTTAATCTTGGGGCCTTTTCTAGGTTCGGTAGCTTTGAGTTTCGTAGTCTCAGGGGTTGTGAATCCCCTAAGCTCGTAATTGATTGGACTAGGTTGTTGATGGCTCTCCGTAAGGAAGCTGAAACAGAATATGATAATCCTTCTCGTATTGTGGAGATCATGAGTGCTGAATCTCCCGATATGATGTTCCGCAATCTTTGTGATAAATACTCCCTGACAGACTTCTGCGATGAAGTCCTTAACCTCCCTGAGAATATTGACTTCAATAAGATGTGCTGGAATGGTTTTCGGAATATCCAGAAGATCATTTATGAAATCAACTGGGATAAAATCATTGATAAGTGCCGCGAAAAATATGTCCCTAATCCCTTTGCTTCTGAGAAGACTAAGAAAGCAACAGTAGTTCGTGACATGCCCGGAGGATTACGTTGGCTACAACCAAACGAAGTTCCTGCATTTCGAGCAGCTCCTATGCCCCGTATGGAGAATGAGCCTGACATCGAGCTTGATCCTGAACTAGATGAAGACGAAAATGATGAAGCCCCAGAAGACACCCTTGCAGAAAACCGGCCACGAGAAGCGGATGGTTGGATGAGTATTACAGACAGGACTGCTAACGTTGAATTCGGAGGTCTTCCCCCTGCCCGTACCGTAAATACGGGTCTTCGTATCACTAGACCTTACAGAGATACAACTCAATTGTATGATCTGTGGGTGTATAATGATTTGTGGTATTACAGAGCGAGGCGTTAATAATGACTAGACAGCATATCCGAAGTAATCGTATCCGAGAGGCTTTGCCTCGTATCCGTATCCTCCCATATCGTCAGGGGTCTAGAAGTGCCCGTGCCCTTGCAGATGCTCTTGGAGGTCGTGTCCTTCGTCTTGAAGGGAGTACTTTTAGGCCCCGGAGGGGCGACCTAATCATTAATTGGGGTAACACTTCTTGGATTCCTACTACACCTAACGAAGCAGACGTTCGTGTTTTGAATCGTCCCTATAAAGTTACAAGAGTATCCAACAAGCTCAATTTCTTCAATCTGATGAGAGAGAACAACAGTGAAATTATTCCAGAGTTTTGGACCCGTAGGGAAGATATTCCGGTTGGGGCTTATCCTGTTGTTTGCAGGACTGTGCTGGCTGGTTATAGCGGTGCTGGTATTGTTATTGCTAACTCTGTAGATGAGCTAGTACCAGCTAGTCTTTACACTAAGTATATTAAGAAAGAACAAGAATATCGTGTGCATTGTGGACTACAGCAGGACGGATCAGTCGGTGTCATCGTCGTCCAAAGAAAAGCAAGAAATACGGATGTTGAGAACCCCAACTGGCAAGTACGAAATCACTCTAACGGGTTTGTCTTTGTCAGAGGTGGTTTCGTTGCGCCGCCAATGGTCATCGACGCGGCCAAACGCAGTCTTGCAGCGACAGGATTGGACTTCGGTGGAGTCGACGTAATCTGGAATTCCCATCAGCAGCGAGCCTATGTTCTTGAAATCAATTCTGCGTGTGGAATTGAGAATACTACTGTTGAAGACTATGCTAATTACTTTCGAAGGTTGATTTAATGTCTAGTCGTATTGTACACGGTGGCCGTTGCTGCGGCATCAATCACATTTATGGCTTTGGAGCCAACGAGACGAAGGAACGTCTAAAGAGTCTTATCGACCAATCCGAATTTCGACGTAGAAGTAGAGGGATGGTTCTTGAGGTCGTCCTAACCAATCCTCAGTGTAAAAAGTATCCTAATCATCCTAAGTGGCTTCAAGAACTAGGTTTTAAGCTCGTGACTAGGTTCGTGAATCCTAATAGTGGGAATATCTGTAATGTATTCCACTATAATAAATACCCCAAATCTCTGACTAGTAATCTTCCTTTTAAGATCGTGGAACCTGACTGATGTAGTATCACATTTTAGTTGACAAAACAGCACAAACGTGGTAATATACCTTATAGAAATAAGGAGTATTTAATGCCACGCAGCCTATCCAAAGAAGAGTTAACTGAATTTTGGGATTTTTCCAGCAATGGTTTCATTATCTGGAAGAAAAACTATTTCAAACAGCTCGTGGGAACTTCTGTTACTTGTAAAAGTTCCTTAGGGTATACAGTAGTTTCCCATAAAGGTGCTCAATACAAAGTGCATAGGTTAATTTACGCATACCACACAGGTAAATGGCCTAGACTGATTGACCACATAAACGGAAACCCCTCAGATAACCGAATAGAGAATTTACGTGAAGTAACTTTCGCTCAAAACTCTGCTAATACTCAGAAAAGTTCAGGCAAAATCAACTACAGAGGAGTTTCCATGTTTAAAAATAGATATCGAGCCTTCATACAGGCAAAAGGAAAGAGAGAATTTTTGGGGTACTTTGACACAGCAGAATTGGCTAAAGAAGCTTACGATAAACGTCGATCTGAACTTAATCCGGGACTTATTCTCTAATGTGCGTTTGTCATATCTGTGACGCCACTCTGGCGACTGTACAGTTCAACCAAGATCATGGAGATATTGATCCTTGTGGTACATGCCTCCAGATTATCTCAGAGGTATTTGGAGATGAATCCGATGATGAAAATGAAGTAATCCTAGGTGATGCCACCGAAGAGGAACTAGAAGCTCTCTGGGAAGACTTGGATTATGTCTCCGATCCTACTAAGTATCTCAAGAAAGATTTGTGTTGACATGGCCACTAACGTACGTTATAATAGTGTTGAAGAGGGTTCTGTCTGGAACTTCAGTTCCTGTGAGTACGTAGCTGCAAAAGACCCCCCGAAGACAGAACTCTCTCAGGCTTTGTATGGCAGTATCATAAAAGCTCTCCAACCAATCTTCGGTGATGTCATCATTGCAGGAGGGTGTCTACGTGATCTCAGATACGGCTATAAGCCTAAAGACGTAGATGTCTTCGTCAATCTACCTGATGAACTCTCCCTTGAACTTGCTCTTGATGAAACCATTGAGGCTCTTGAAGGCTTAAAGATTCTTGGAAAGTTTACTGAGCAGTATAATATCTTCGAGGATAAAACAGAAGAAGAGTACGTAAAAGAAGAGTCTCGACATGATAACTCCGAACTAGGTCAGAGCTGTGTCGGCGTCTTTGAGTTGTACTTCTCGGAGTTTGATTATCCTATTCAGTTGATAGCTAAGCCTCTTGAATGTGAGTGGAATGGAGAGAATATCTGTGCCACCTTTGACTACAACTTAGTCCAGCAGTACGTTGATTCTGAAGATGGTGAGATTAAGGGTGTTGATGAGACTTTGAAGCAGATTGCTCAGAGGGCTTTGTATCTTCGTAAGACTGGCGATAAGAAGACGGAGGAGCGTCTACATCGTTTTTTAGGAAAGAACGAACTTCGAGCCATCAAACAAAGGCGAACTACCTCTTCTTTTCAAGAACAAAACTCGAAAGATAAACTTCGATCTAGAAATGCAGAAGTACGGCAACCCTTGTTCAGAGATGATCCTCAGTGGCTCGATCACGTAATCAATGGTATGCTTGTAAGACAAGTCGAAAGACTCGAATTCAATATGATCCGCGAAATATGGAATGCACCGATAATTGAGTTACAACCCTAAGAATACACATTTACCCTGCCCGAAGTGTGGCTCCAGCGATGGTTACTCAATAGACGACCAAGGCTGGGGCCATTGTTTTGCCTGCAATTATAATAGAAAAGTTACTGATACGACAAATGCTGAAGATGTCTTCGATAAAGAAGACTCAATAAATACTACCCCAATAACACCTGTGACCACAGTCTTCCGAGGTTTCCGAGGAATCTCCAAGGATACTATCCAGAAGTTCGGTGTTGATGTTCCCGGTAATCCCAAGGCTTCATACGAGGCTAGGTATCCTCTTTACCAAGACAAAATACACGTAGCTAATAAGATACGTTATCCCAAGTCTGATGGTAAGAAACCCTTCTCAGTTGAAGGCTCCCTCAAAGACGCTGATATGTTCGGGATGCATCTATTCCCCGCTGGCAGTGCCAAAGCTATTACCGTTACAGAGGGCCAGGATGACTGTATGGCTGCATTTGAGATGCTTGGGAGTAAATACCCTTGTGTCTCCATCCACAGTGCCACTGAAGCTGAGAAGCAAGCTCGTAAGCACTACGAGTATCTTAATAGCTTCGATAGTATTTGTCTTTGTTTTGATAATGATGAACCCGGCCAGATCGCGTCTAAGAAGTTCGCTTCGATGTTCAGCATTGGCAAGGTCAAACTCTTCCCCCACAAGGACGGCCTCAAAGATGCTAATGATTGGTTGAATGCCAATAAAGCCCAGAACTTCAGTAACTCATGGTGGAAGTCCCAGCCTTACAAGCCTGATGGCCTTAAGATGGGTACGGAACTCCTTGAAGATATTATTAACTCTCCTAATCACTTTACGGTACAGTATCCTTGGCCAGCCCTTAACCTAAAGACATATGGCATGAGGTTGTCTGAAGCTGTTATTGTTACTGCGGATACAGGAGTAGGTAAGACTAGCTTCCTCAAGGAAATCGAGTATAAACTACTAACTGATGAAGAACTCAAACAAAGAGGATACGGAGTTGGATTTCTCCACTTTGAAGAACCGATTAGAGATACTGGCTTGGGTCTCCTGTCTATTCACAATTCAAAGCCTTACCATCTACCTGATTGTGAGCGAACTACTGAAGAACTGACTAAGGCTTATGATGAGGTATTGAATAATGATCGTGTTGTTATTTATGATCATTTTGGTTCTAATAGTGTTGACGTGGTTCTTGATCGCGTCCGCCACATGGCCGCGCTCAATTGTAAGTACATTGTGCTGGATCATCTTAGCATCATTGTTAGTGATCAGTCTGGCGACGAGCGCAAGCAACTCGATGAAATCTCCACCAAGCTCAAGACCCTGTGTATGGAACTCAACATCGCACTCCTCGCAGTAGTTCATACTAATAGACAAGGACAGATTAGAGGTACTGCTGGTATTGAGCAACTCGCTAATATCGTGCTTAAGCTTGAGCGTGATAAGGAGTCGAAAGATGAGTGGCGGCGTAATGTAACCAAGATCACAGTAGTTAAGAATCGTTTCTGCGGTCGAACAGGGCCGGGAGTCTACCTGTTCTATAATCCTGAGACTAATAGGTTGTCAGAGCTTGAGCCTGATGAAGTCCTACAGTACGAAGAAGGAAGTTCAGTTGAACAATGGTGATATTTACAAAAGACTTTGTGCAATTGAAGAACATCTCGGACTCAATAAACCCAAAGCTAAAAACACTTGCAAGCACAAATGGAGAGCCGTGAATTACTATGATTCTCACTATCCTGATTTTTATCAGTGCGAACTTTGCGGAGAAAAACGAGATTCATAATTGTACTTAACAAAACCCCTTAATGAAATTTGGTCGGGTGACATTGAGACGGAATCATTGACACCTTCGATTATCCACGTAGCTACGTTTAAGAACTGTGGTACTGGTGAAGAAGTCATCTTAGAGACTCTTGAAGAGATTAAGGAATGGGTTAATGCTAAATTTCATGATGATTGTGTCTTTGTCTTTCATAATGGTTTACGGTTCGACGTCCCTGTTCTTAATCGTCTTGCAAAAACCCGTATCCCAGTCTCTAAAGTTTTTGACACTCTTCTCTATAGTATGGTGTATAATCCTTCTCTTGTTGGAGGCCATTCGCTAGAATCTTGGGGTCGTAGAGTAAAGCTTCCCAAGACTGATTTCCATGAATACTCCGTGTATACTCCTGCAATGCGTGATTATTGTATGCAGGATACTAGGATTTGCTGTGCCACATATAAAGCCCTTCGTAAGAAGATGCTCGAATATGGTCAGTCTGAAAGAGGTCTTGAGCTAGAACATCGGAGTTGGTTCCTCCTATCCAAACAGTTCAAAAACGGTTTTGGCTTTGACAAACAAGAAGCCGATAAACTATATATTGAACTCAAGAATATCGAGAAAGAACTTCAAGATGAAATCTACAGGACTTGGCCACCAGTACTCCAAGCAGTACAAACCTATAAGAAAGCATTTAAACTCGATGGTAGTCCGTCTGCTGGATATGTCAAACATTTGGAACAATACCCAAAGATTGAACTTGCCGACGACGGATCGTACACAGCTTTTGATTGGGTCGAGTTCTCTCTTGGAAGCCCAAATCAACGGATTGAAAAACTTCTTGAACTCGGTTGGAAACCCAGAGAACCTACAAAATCAGGAAATTCATGGAAAGTAACCGAGAAAGGGGAACTCGTCCCTAGCCTTGAAGAATTCCTTGTAGACAATCCTGAAACACCAGCTAAGGCTTTGGCACAGTGGCTCAACATTAATACTAGAAGTAGTATGTTGAATACTTGGCTTGAGGCTTATAACGAAGAAACAAAGTGCATTCATGGAACAGTATTCCTCGCTAATACTCTTAGGTATAGGCATAGTGGCCCTAATACTGCTAATATTCCTGCCGTTCGCCTTTACCCAAAAGGTCACGAACAAGAAGGTAAAGTCCAGTACGGCAGAGATGGATACTATACTTATGAGGCAAGAAATCTTTGGCAGACTCGCGACCCTAAAACCCGGAGGCTTGTTGGTGTTGACGCAAAAGGAATACAATTGCGCGTTCTCGCCCACTATCTTGGTAACAAGGAATTTACTAAGCAGCTCCTTGAAGGAGACCCTCACGAGTATAACAGAGAGCTGGCGGGAATACGAACAAGAGCTGATGCTAAGACATTCATCTACGCCTTCCTCCTTGGAGCAGGAGACGCTAAGATTGGTCAAATTATCAAAGGAACTACACGAGAAGGTAAAGAAGTTAAACAAAGATTCATTAACAACTTTCCCGGATTGAAAGAACTCCTTGATAGGTTGAAGTACGGGATAAAAAGAACAGGCAGGATTACATTATGTGATGGCTCTAAGATACCTGTCACTAGTGATCACACTGCCCTAGGATATCTTCTTCAAGGTGATGAATCTCGTATCATGAAGCAGGCTAGTATCTTTATTGATGAAGGCGTACGTAGGCAAAAACTAGACGCCCTAAAAGTCTGTGACATTCATGATGAGCATCAGACAGATACCTTGATTGAACATATCCCTGCTTTTGTAGAAGTAAACCATCAAAGCTTTAGGGATAGTGGATTGAGTTTCAACTACTCAGTACCTATAGAATGTGATTGGAAAGAAGGAGTGACGTGGGCAAAAACTCACTGATAAGGAAATAAGATGAATGAAGACGACATCAACAGTCTTTGTTTGAAGTTACATGACTTCATCGAGAGGTTCCCACTGCTGTACACAGAAGAAGGCTATGATTGGCTGAATGAATTCCTTCATGCTGAACTAGATAAGTACGTAACAAAAGAAAGTAATTTTAATTAAAGAAAATTAGCAAATAGTTCTTGCAATTCTATAAGAATATGTTATAATAGTGTATCAGGTGATGAGTTATCACTTCAATTCAGATATAGTGGCTATGCCACAGCCGCAGCAAAGCTGCTTAGTAAGAGAGAAATTAAAATAGCAAACAATCAAGAAATACATGTCCTCCGTGGTACTGCTTACTGGTGTAAGGTCCTCGGCAAGCCCTCTCCGGGTTACAAGGGCAAGGGACTATTCTGGACTACCGATCTTGTACCTGACGATCTCAACGAGGCTAAGGCTAAGATGGGCAAGGAAAAGATCAAGGACAAATCCGATGATCGTGGTAAGTTCGTGTCCTTCAAGCAGGAATACCGTGAACTCGTAGGCAAGGATGGTGAGAAGTACTTCACGAGTCCTCCTAAGGTCTTTGACGCTGCTGGTAAGAAGTTCCCTGAAGATGTTCGTATTGGTAATGGTTCCAAGATTGACGTTAAATTCAAGGTAGTCGACTATGGTGATGACAAGGTAGGTATTTATCCTATCGCTATTCGAGTAGTCAAGCTGATCCCACATGAAGCTAATGAGTTCGCCCCTATAGATGAAGACGATGAATTTTATGGTGAAGTATCTAAGACTCCTGAGATCGAAGATTTCTCTGAGGCCGAACCTGAACCAGAGCCTGAAGTAAAGACTCGTAAGAAGAAGGTCGTAGAAGACCTCGATGACGATCTAGACTTGCCCTTTTGATGTTTCTTAGCTACGGCTAAGACTGAGACTGGATCAGTACAGCGAGGGAAGTCTCGTCTGCTTTCCAGAAGAGGGTGTGTTAACAGCCCGCAGCAGGTGAAAGCCCTGCACTTAACCCATAAGAGATAAATTTGAATTATATTATCGAGACTAAACGTAAAGCCTATATCTCCGAAGTGATCCAACAGAACATAACAGCTAATACATTGGAAGAAGCTCTTGACCAAGCCTACGAACTAGCCTCTCTTGAACCTAGTATTACAACAGACAGGTGGTTGATTGTTGAACGTGAATATGATGACATTTCCATGATTGATAGCAGTTTGATTCAGGTGGAGACAAATTCTGCCTAATCTGGATACACTACCTGATAATATTTATAGTCTCTTCCAGCAAGATAGACACCATGAAGTCAACGAGGAGAATCTAAATAACTTCGCTGAAACACTTAAACAGGTTCTGCGATCCAGACTTAGTGAACAACAGATGGATCGTAACCCTCTTAGGTTCTCCGCGCTTGGTAAAAAGAATCGGCAAATATGGTACGAAGCTCACCAAGATGGATCAGCGGAAACTCTTTCCCCCAAGACCCTCTTCAAATTTCTATACGGGGATGTCATCGAGGCACTCCTTTTGTTTCTGGTCGTTGAGGCTGGACATCAAGTCACAGAAGCGCAAGCTGAGGTAGAAGTTGATGGAGTTCTAGGTCACATTGACTGTTTGATAGACGGAGTTGTTGTAGACGTAAAGTCAGCTAGTAGCTTCGGATATAAGAAGTTCGAAGACGGAAGTATCCTAACAGGGAATGACTCCTTCGGCTATACCGAGCAGCTATCAGGTTATGCCTCTGTCCTTACCCCTAATCAGAGGGCTGCTTGGCTGGCTATGGACAAGGTATCAGGCGATATTTGTGTAACTTATCTACCTGTTGATATCATTAACAAGAACAAACCCGAACAACGTATTGAAGAGCTTAAAAATGTTATCGAGCAACATGATCCGCCTGAGAGATGTTATCCAGAAGTACCGGAAGGCAAAAGCGGAAATCTCCGACTCGGAACTCAATGTGGGTATTGTGCGCATAAACACCGTTGCTGGCCCGATCTACGGACTTTCTTATACTCTAGTGGGCCGAAATTCTTCACGAAGATTGTAAAGGAACCTAATGTCTTTGAAGTTTAGAAGCGGGTTTGAGGAGAAGGTTTACGAGCACGCAATCAGAGCTGGAAGAGAATTGGCATTCGAGCCACCTGACGCCGTTGTTCGTTACACTAAGCCTGCCCGTACAGCTAGATACATTCCAGACTTTCGACTCCCGAACGGTGTTCTTATTGAAACTAAAGGACGTCTCACCCAACCAGATCGAGCAAAAATGGTCCTTGTTAAACGAGATAATCCAGAACTCGATATTAGATTTGTTTTCATGCGAAATGCAAATCAAAGAATAACCAAGTCTAAGAACAGCCTTACCTACGGAGAGTGGTGCGACAAGCATGACTTTCCTTGGGCAATCAATACAATCCCTGAAGAATGGTGGATAAACTAATAACTAAGCATTTGATCATTGGGGACAGTCACGCACACCCCGATTATAATAACGACCGTTTTACATGGCTAGGAAAGATGATCCATGATGTTAAACCAGACGTTGTCGTCAATATCGGCGATCTTGCGGATATGGCATCGTTGTGTTTTCACTCTAAGGCTATTGAACTCGAAGGCGCAAGATACCGAAGAGATTGTGATGCAGCAATTGACGCTCAAGAACGAATCTTTCACGAAGTTCGAAAACATAAAAAGCGACTACCAAGATTCGTCTGGACACTGGGGAATCACGATATCAGGGCACAGCGATTCGTGGAATCCAATCCCGTCTTTGAAGGACATGTAAGAAATGAAGACATCGGCTATAAAGAATTTCCTTGGGAAATTATTCCCTTTCTCGATGTGGTCAATGTCGATGGGATTGACTATTCTCACTATTTCACATCTGGTGTCATGGGCCGCCCCATTGGAGGTACTCACCCCGCTTGGACAGTCATTAAGAAGCGTAATCGTTCCGCTACTTGTGGTCATAGTCACGTACTTGACTTTAAGATTGACAAAACCCCTGGAGCTTCCCTCATGGGGCTTGTGGTTGGTAATTTCCTCGACTATCGCGCTGGTTATGCTGGGCCTGCGAATGATATGTGGTCTAATGGGATTGCTGTTTGTGACAATGTAGAAAATGGTCTGTATGATTTCTCGTGGCACAGTATGACGAAGATTCGAGAAGCCTACTCGTGATTGACGTTGAATACAAACAACTCCTAAATGATAGATTCTCCAGCGAGGAATTGTGCTTGCTGTTGGAGATAGAAATAGAGGACTTCATTGATAGGGTAGAAGACCTGCTTGAAGAAAAACTCACACTGATTAATACATACTTGGGATTGAATACAGAAGATGAAGACGGAACAACTCTTTAATGTCGAAGATACTGATGGAGTGGTACGACCTGCTGAAAGCGATGGATACGGATCAAAGTATAACATCGAACCAAACGAAGACTTCGGAGAAGATGATTACACCAACCTCAGAAACTGGCTCAACAGTGATGCAGCCCGTGTCCGCACTAAGTAAGCAAGAAGGGGGTTCACATTATAAAGATTGGAAGATTCAACCAATCGAGTACATCCTTTCTAATGATATTCCGTGGTGTGAAGCTAACGCTATCAAGTACGTCTCCAGACACAGACAAAAGAACGGCAAAGAAGACCTTCTAAAAGCTATCCACTATATTGAGTTGTTGATTGAAAGCGAGTATGGTTCGTAAGGGAATTAATAGTTACGATGATAAAGAACGCCGCAAGAAGCGCAGGGAGTTTCGTCTCGCAAAAGATACTAGGTATCCTAAGAAGATTGAGACTCCTAAAACAGAAAGAAGAACAGAAAATTACTACATTGACTATGAAGACTTTGATGACTAACATTGATGAGATGTCTTCAGAGGAAGCTCTTACCGTCTTTACTTATCTAATGAACAACCGTATCAAGGTAGTAGCTAGGTTCTCACCTGAAGATGCTGATGTAGTTACTCACCAGAGTCTCCTGTGCTTCTCAGGTGATTACGTAGCTGAGACTGAACCAACACAACTGGATGTACCACTAGCTCCTGTAGCTATTGTAGGTCATCTCCATAAGAATGAAATTAATTGAAGTACGCGATAGAACAGAATATTTCCAAATCAACTCTCTATGAAAAAACTAGGAAACAAAATCAATACCCTTGGTCAACAGTTTTTCGATCAAACTCCCTTGAAGAGGTGCAAGAAGCATTTCAAAAAATGTCTAATGACACAACTTTAGATAATACTCGTTGTCCGCTTCGTCTTGTAGAAAAGAATGAAATTAACTAATGTCTCTTTTGAATGATGAAAAATTTAAGTCGCTTTCTGAGTTAGTTAAAGAAGCATGGATTCTTGACAAAAAGACTTTCAAGGCGCTGGAAACTGCTACTTCCGAATGGAAAGCTGCCAACAAGATTTTGACTGAGCGAAATAAGCTTCTTTCGGATTATGTCGCTTATCAGATAAATGAACACACTATTTGCGACAATGAAATTAATTAAAGGATATATGATTCTTACCGTAACTAGAGAAGATCGAGTAGCTGAATTCAACAAGGCTGCTGGAATGCTCCCTCACGTAGAAGGAGGTTCTATTGGTCTAGAGATTACTATGTTCTCTGAGGAGCTTCAGGAATTCAATGAAGCCCTAACTGAGTATATTAAGTCACCAACCCCTGAGAACAGAGCCAACCTCATTAAGGAATGGGCGGATGTCCAGTACACCCTATCGAGTTTTCCTTGGTTCTTTAACTTCTCAGGGCAGGCTGCTTTTAATCGAGTAGCTGACAACAATATGACGAAATTGACTAACGGGAAGATTATCCTTAGGGACGATGGCAAGGTCCTAAAACCTGAAGGTTATGTTAAAGCGGATATGTCCGGCCTGTGATGATTGTTGATTTTTGGCAAACACTAGGAATAGGTTACTTTCTAGGTTTTATCACACTACCTCTCGGAGTCCTTCTTTTTGACCGCAAATAATCCTTTTCCAACAGTCTATGAAGAAAAGAAATATTATGTTTATTGGCATCGTGATCCAACTAATCTAAAAATTCTTTACGTAGGGTACGGCAGTTCTTCGAGAGCTTGGATGTACACAACACCTTTTCGTAGTCAAGAACATACTGAATATCTTGAAAATCTTTATTTAAATAATTACTTGCCTGATGACTGGGTTGTAGTTGTACAAAGAGGCTTGACAAAATTTGAAGCAATGCAAATAGAAAGAGAACAGATAAAACTTCATAACCCAATCTTCAATAAGATCGCAGGCGAGTCCATTCTAAAGGTTACTCCTGAAATACTTGAAAAAGCTTGTGATCTTCGAGCAGAAGGTCTTTCGTATTCTGCAATCGCAGATCGGCTTAATTTGTCTACGATGACTATTCATAGAGCAATGGCTGGTAAGAGTCCTGCATTGGAGGCTGTACTTGCCAGAGGCTAATAATCCGTTTCCGACTATTTATGAGCAGGTCGTTTATAAGACAAGGTATTCTAAGTGGCTAGAGTCTGAGAATCGTAGAGAGAACTGGGATGAGACAGTCAAGCGTCTAGTAGATTACTACTATCTTCAGACTGTCAAAGGTGATTACGAGCCACTTGGTAACGAAGGTTGGCAGGAGTTGTATGACGCTATTTACAATCTTGAAGTAATGCCTTCTATGCGTAGTCTCATGACTGCTGGTCCAACACTGGATCGTTGTCATGTCCCAGCCTACAATTGTGCCTACCTACCTGTAGATAGTCCTCGTAGCTTTGACGAAGCCATGTACATTCTTATGTGTGGTACAGGTGTAGGATACTCAGTAGAAAGTAAATATGTTGAACAGCTCCCCCGAATTTCTGAACACTTTGAACAAACTGAATCCACAATTAAAGTGGCAGATAGTAAAGAGGGGTGGGCAAGAGCCTTTCGCGAACTTGTTACCCTACTCATTGCAGGGCAAGTACCAAAGTGGGATACAAGTCTCGTACGGCCTGCGGGAGCCAGACTTAAAACTTTTGGAGGACGCGCATCAGGACCCGAGCCGCTTATTGACTTGTTTTGTTTCACTGTACGGCTCTTTTCCGGGGCTTCAGGACGCCGCTTGTCGAGCCTTGAAGCTCACGATTTGATGTGCAAGATTGCAGACATTGTAGTCGTAGGAGGAGTCCGTCGCTCCGCTATGATTTCTTTGTTTGATTGCACTGATGAACGTATGAGTACCAGTAAATCGGGTGCATGGTGGGAAGCCAGTGGCCATCGTCGTCTAGCCAACAACTCAGCAGTCTACAGTAATCGTAGACCTGATCCTTCGTTCTTTATGAAGAAATGGAAAGAACTTTATGACAGTAAATCAGGAGAACCTGGACTCTTCTCCCGCTATGCTTGCCAAGAAATTGCTGGAAGAAATGGACGACGCGATGCTTCCTTTGCTTTTGGGACGAACCCTTGCAGTGAAATTATCTTGCGCCCATTCCAATTTTGCAACCTTACCGAAGTTGTTGTCCGATCTAGCGACAACTTGGATGACCTCAAAAGAAAGGTTAGAGTTGCTGCGATACTTGGAACGATACAATCAAGTTTCACAGACTTCAAGTACCTAAGAAAAATATGGCAGACTACTTGCAATGAAGAACGTCTACTGGGTGTTTCCCTTACTGGTGTTTGCGATAATCTTGGGCTGGTTGGACAATCGGATATTCTATCCTCTCTTAGAGAAATCGTTATCAGTACAAACGCCGAATGGGCTGAACGTCTTGGTATCCCTCAGTCTGTTGCTACTACGTGTGTTAAGCCTAGTGGTACTGTTAGCCAGTTGGTCAATAGCAGTAGTGGTTTGCATACTCGCCATGCTCCTTTTTATCTCCGAACTATCAGGGCGGATAATAAAGACCCTGTTACGCAGTTTCTTAAAGACAGCGGAGTTTATTGGGAAGAAGATGTTATGGCTAAGGCGAGTACTACGGTGTTTTACTTCCCTCAGAAAGCCCCCGAAGGAGCAGTAACTCGTCATGATCAAACTGCCTTGGAAGCATTGGAGCTTTGGAAGCATCTTCAAGACAATTGGTGTGAGCATAAGCCGAGTGCAACCATTAACGTTAAGGAAGACGAGTGGATGGAAGTTGCATCTTGGGTCTACAAGAATTTTGATACTCTTTCCGGCGTTAGTTTTCTACCGCACGATGGAGGAACGTATAAGCAGGCCCCCTACCAAGAAGTAACTGAAGATGAATATAATAAATGGCTTGAAGATCATCCTACTCCAAAGATTAATTGGGATGACCTCAGGCACTACGAACACGAAGACGCAACGACATCCTCAGGCGAATTTGCTTGTAGTGGAAACTCTTGCGAGGTTGTTGTAATTGGAAGGACAGAACTAGATGGATAACAACGCTAAACTCTCAAATGCAGCTAAGTCAGTGATGAGTACTTGGGTTGAAAGACCTAATGAATTGAAAGAAAGACTTTTTATCAGCTTCTTCCTTACTTTGGTTACGATGGAGTAGATAAGTTGATAGAAGAAACAAAGAAAGCAGAAGAGTTTCTTCGTGGATAACTTCATGTACGGAGATATAACCCGCCCCGGCAATGTAGAAGTCGAAGTAGTAGTCCTAGCAGGCCTACGAAATGACTCTAAGTTCCTAAAGGCCTTGAGAGCTGCTGGAGTCTCCGATTGGGAAGGCTTCGAGAGAGCTGTAGAAATCTACGATACCTTTAAGTAATGTGGCCTAAAGTATCCGTAAAGGGTCAATTCAATCAAATAGCAGTCTGTCAAGGATGCTATAAGACCGCGATAGAAACAAGAATTTCCTGGTATTGTATTGATGCTATAAATAAAGGACCCTATTTATGCGATAAATGTAGGGACTATAAAGGCTAAATAAAAAACCCCGCTAGCGGTTCCTCGAAAGGTTCCATTAGCGGGGTTTTCTTTTATTCAATTCAATCAGTAGCAAAGCTACGCTAGTCCTGACAGCTATCCATAATGGCTTCTGTCTTGTTGGAGTATCGTATGTACTCAGAGACCTTTGCAAGAGCCACTGAGGCTAGTTTCTCCAGATCAGCAGGTAGACCCTCACTCTTTAATGAAGTAGGCCTGACGGGCCTCTCAGAGGCTTTTAGACACTTCTCTATCTGGATAACACTCCTGTCAACATACTCAACACGGATGCCTTGAGAAGGTTTAGAACACCCGGACATTCCCAGAATACATAAAGGTAATACAATGCTTGCATTAAAGAGAATTCCACGCATCTTCGAGGTCCTTAGGGATAGAGCAATTAAGTACGGGTTTACGGTTCTTGAGGGAGTTCTCAAGGTCAATCAAAGACTGATCCTTCTTGGAGATGCTTTCCAGCTTTTGTGTCAAAGCCTTTTGTTTCTCTTTCTCTACACGGCTCTGGTTCTCTAAAGTTTCGTTGAGACGGATAAGAGATACTTTGAGACTATCTACAGAGGCATTACTAACAGAGAGTTTGATCTCAGAGGCATTTAGATCACTTCTGGCTTTGGCTAGTTTCAACGAAGTAACGTAGCTATAAATACCCCCAGCCACGCTAACAATAAGTAACCCTCCAACAATCCAGTTAGTGAACTTACCATATAGAGTTACAGCCCTGTTAAGCATAGTTTAGTCTCATCCTTGCGTCTGTTCACTAGGCCTTTACTCTCAACGAGCTTGCCTTTTACTCTGATATTTCTCCAAGCATAGAAGCCATTACAGGCTCCTCTATAGTCTCCTGCCTTGAACTTCTTCCTTACGGAACTACCCTTCCAAGCTCCCTGTCCTATGTTATAGACAAGACTCGTAGCAGCAGCAAGCTGATAAGGATTAAAAGCAAGACTAGGAACATCTTCGATAAGGGGTTCTGCAAATTCCTCTACGGCTTTCTCAAACATATCTAGACATTCTTGGTCTGTGTAACGCTTCATTACTACACGGGTTTCACCGTAGCAAACAGTAGGGACTTTAGCGATATCTAGATAGGGGTCGTTACGCTTACCTTCGTGCTTAGCAATGAAAGGAGTAGCGATCAGGAGGGCAGCCGCTAGGCCACCCCCCGCAGCAAAACTTCGTCGACCCATCTTATCGACCAAAGTATGTATAAAAGATGCCGATCAAACCAGTTCCAAACAACCCACTAAGCAACCAAACTACACCCATACCTTTACTTCGGAGTTCAAGGAGTTCGTCTAGTTTGCCTATGATCTTTTTATTGTCTTCCTTGAGTTCATTGACTTCGTTGTTAAGAGTCTTTACTTCTTGTTCGAGGACTGTAATCCTCTGAATCATCATTAAATCATTCTGCATTGGCAGGTTCCTCTGTTACAAAGAGTTCTTCACGAGCATCCTTACGTGCAGCACTACTGATCTCTTTAATTATGTCGATTTTGTCTTCGTCTGAGAGTTCATTCCAACCCTCGATAGACATTTCTTCTTTCACATCTTCATTGATGTACTTAGCTGCCAATTCAACGTAAGAATTATAATCTTCCTCATCTAACTTCTGTTCGTACTCAGTCCCTTTGAAGATAGTCTTCTGAGGCTTGCTTACGATTTCTTTACCAGAGACTTCTTCAAGACGGTCCAGTTCAGGATTAATATCCTTGAAGCCTTCTCTTTGCTTATCAGCATTATCGTAAGTCTGACTACCAACACCGAAGATACCGGGTATCGCCATGGGAATACCTTTGGCTGCGCCATTCTCTTTAACACTGCTGATCATGTCCTGTACGATCAAAGGAATAAACCTTTTAGCGACAGCATTTTTCGTAAGATAATCTTCAGTATTTGTTACACTGAACTCTTCTCCAATAGCGTCTTTGCCTCTGAGATAATCAGTCACAAAGCTAGTTACTGGACTTTCCTTGTTCATCAGGAAATTAATAGCGACATCCAATCGAGTATCACTACCAAAGTCCTTACCGAGTTCCTTAATCTTGCCACTAGCAGCCTTCTTCTCGTTAGTAACAAGTCTAGAACCAAGTGTCAGATACTGGCCAAAACCACCAAGGATATCATAACGAGTATCGTTGACTTTAATCTTAGCGAAGTCGCTCGAACGAGGATCAGTCTCGATGTTAGCACCTCCAAGATAAGCCAGACTAGCTACAGTCGTAGCAATAGCTCCGAGACTAAGAAGACTCTTAATAGCTTCCTTGCGAACAACGGGAGAGAGCTTGATATACGTATGAGGGTTCAACAGATTAACTCTTGAAGCGATTAAACGAGGCGAGAAGAAAATACTATTGAGTAGCGGAGCACTACTGTTGAGGAATCCAAGATCACCTCTTCCAGTGGCATTGTTAACGAAGCTGCTAATATCCTTTAGAGCTTTTTTATCGTTGACTAAATCAATACCAGCAGCTTTACTCTTCTCTACAAGAGTATCAAAGACATCCGCACGGAGCTTAGTAAGAAAGCCCGTGTAGGCTCTTTCAGAATGCTTAACGAGAGGGAGCTTACCAGCCAATCGGCTCATAAACTGTTCTTCTCTAGCTGAGAGACTGACAGCATCATCACTAAGAGCCAATCCACTCTTCATCATCAAACCGAAGTTAGGCCTACGACGAAGTTCTTTGCCGAGTTCCTTGAAGTGCTGTTCATTAGCAAAGTACTTAAACATTTCAGGATAAGCCTTCCAGAACTCTTTCCTACCAACAAGAAATAGCCCCTGTCGGAAGGGCGCACTCAAGTCAACACTGCTCATAATGCTTCTAGGGATATTCAGTACATCAATGATGGGATTGTTCTTACGCATCTTACGCAGGAACTTAACAGCAGCGGCTTCACCTTCTACGGCTCCGATAGCTGTATAATTATCCATAAACCGCATCAAGGTAGCGGGATCACTAAGGACATCAGCAGAACCATGCTCAGCCATGTACCTAGACTGGGCCTGAGCAGACTTCCGACTCTCCGTAATCTCCCTGAGAACTCTAAGCGCCCTACCAGCCTCAGCAGAGTCACCATCGAGTTTAGCTGCTATGGCTTCCTGTTGGGCTAGTTTGGCTCTGATGTTAGCGTGGAGACTAGGACTATATCCCTCAGTACGAAGTTTCTCACCTAGACCTGCAAGTTCTTCAGATGTATTCGTGAAAAGTTGCTTCGCAGCCAGCAGTCTAGCCGCAAGCTTTTCTTCAGTGAAACCCTTCTGCTTAAGATACTTAGAAGTATTCAGACCAATATCATCGGCCATTCTCTTTAGTTCAGGAATGGTATATTCTTGTTTCTCACCTTCAAGTTTCTTAGCCGTAAAATCCAACAGATCAGAAACATCATTCTGAGTACTCATAGACTCAGGACTCAAAGTCTTCTTAGGGCGAGCTTTCATCATGTACCTAGAGGGATTGCCTTTGAAACCATTGAACATAGGGCTTTGTTTGCCATTGATTACGGCATCATGAGCCATAGCGAGAATAGTAGAGATTTCTCTCTCAGACATATCCTTAGTCATACCCATCTTACGAGCCAAGCCGATGACTTGATTCTTGATACGGTTCTTCAAAGTATTGAACTCTGCATGGACAGTACCAGCCTCAGAGAGTTCAGCTAGGACTTCATCAGCAGCTCTAGCGACTGAGCCTTCGTAGGCTCCTTTGTTTCTTTCCATCCAATCATCGACCTGACCCCTAAACCAATTTGATTTGTTGTAGAAGCTCTCCAAAGTCTTGTCCAGACGAGTCCCAAACAACTGAGTCATACCATTGTGGCTAAGAGCTTCGTGGAACGTAACAGCATTAAGAACTTCAGGGCCATCAACCTTAGAGGCGTTGATCAGGACTTTACCTTCAGGGGTAGTGACACCTATGGCATCATTGTCTACGCCTTGGAGATCATCAAAGTTTTTGTGTACTTCAATCTCAGGAGGATTCTTCCAATCATTAGTCACTCTATTGATGTCTGCGACTACTTCATCGACTTTAGCCGTTAAGTCATCAATCTTCGTAGTGGCTTCTTCAAGAACATCTACAGTCTGGACTTGTTCTCTACGCGCCTTAAAAGCAGAAGCTTCTTCCTCAAGACGAGCAGCCAGACCCGCTTCGTCTACAGGAGTCTCTGCTTTCCACAGATCACCAACATTAGGCTCTCTGCTAGGCTTGAAGGCTTTAGCCTCTGCCTCTAGAGCAGCATTAACAGGAATAGCCTCAGGAAGCCTCTCAGAGGCCGCTACAGGGCCAACGTCATCAAGTGGCACCTTAGTACCATAAACATCCTTGATGTCCTGTACGGGCTTCCCAGCGTCTCTACGGGCCAAGTAAGGATCAAGGTCCTCTCCAAACCTCTCAAGCTTGTTAGCATCAGTCCAAGCATCGAGTTCAGCTCTAGTGGCTCCGTTGCGGATTAGGTTCCTACCTTCTTCAAGAAGCTGAGTTCTATTAGCAGCTAAGCCTGCTTTACCTAGCATAGACATTGAGCCTACGCCGCTGTTAATACCTCCTGAAGGAGAGGCTTCGAACAAAGACATAACGGCTGTGCCGGGAAGGATTTTATTATCGCTGAAGTCCAACATGCCCATGCCTTTAGTTAGCTCAGGTAGATCAGCCAAGCCAGTATACCTAGAAGCATCATCTAGCATATTAGCACCAGTCTCAAGACCAGCGCCTATTCCTTGAATACCTCTCAGACCGAGAACACCTGTAGCAGTAGCGGCATTGTTGATAGTGTCTAGAGGAAGAATACCAGTATTAGAGGGATCAGCCATAGGTGCCCAACCACCCTGCTTCTCGATACTCTCGCTGAAGATATCCCCGTAGCCTTTCTTGGTTTCTGAGGCTTGGACAGCCTGCGAACCATCAGCCATGGGAATGTCTTCAGGAGTCGTGGAGGCTGTACTGGCCTGAGCAGCAGAAGGGTCACGACGGAGTACTTCAGCTTGCACATCTTCTTGAGACGCACCTTCAGGTCCTTCGATCTCGTAAGTCTTACCATTAGGAGCTTTAAGGCTGTAAATAGGCATAAAGGTTACTTAACTTTCATTGTTCCCCAACCACTAGCTGTGCCTGCGGGCTTTGTTCTGCCTTTCCTACCAGTAGGTTCGGCGCGCTTAATTCTAGTTTCGTAGTAGGCTTGTTCGTTAGGAGTAGCAGTTCCAGCTAGAACCTTTCTTGCTACAGAAGCATCTACAGCAGTAATACCCTCAGGAGAACCCCTAGGAGGAGCAGGAGGATTATCTCTTTTGTTCCTACCAGCTTCGGCTTCTCTAGCAAGCTGTGCCCTCTGTGTTCTATCGGCATCACGATCTTCATCAGAAAGCTGCTGACTAACAGAAGCCCCACTTAGACGAAGTGCCCTGAACGTATCAGGATCATAGTCTACAGGTACGTCTTCAGGATCAAGACCATAGGCCTTAGCCATCTTCTCAGCGACAGGGCGGAGCTTATTCCAAGCCTCACCACTGTTGATGCCTCCTAAGAACTGAGAAAGGACTTGGCCTCCCTTGATCCTACGCTCTACAGCAGCAACTTCTTGTTTAGCAATAGCAGCTTTGACTTCCTGTTGCTGAACCTGCTGGAGTTGGTAAGCCTTAATCAGCGGAGTAGGGTCTCCTCCAGCAGCAATAGTTCTTTCGATAGCTGCCTGAGGATTCTGAGTAAAGCCCTGTAGGGCGTCACTTTCTTTTTCTCTTTGACGAGCAGGCTGGTACATCGCTTTACCACCACCACCCATCAGGAGACTATCTCCAACAAGACCTAAGACATCTCGCAGAGTCCCCTTTACACCGAACATCCCCTTGTGCTGTGGATTATTCTGTATCGAGGCCTGAGCCTCTTCCAACATACTTCTATTGCCTAGATTGATAGGGGCGTCTTGGGTTTCATTTCGAGAAAAAACAGGGGCTTTATTGGCAAGAACGTTAATGTCTTCTGTGCCTACTAAATCTTGGATATTTGGACCCGTAGGGATTTGAGCTTGGTTATTCCCCGGATTAAGATTATTAATCGTCCAAGGATTAGGCTCCAGCCTAGACGAAGCCATTTTAAGAAGATCAGCTAGCGCCATTCAAAGCTCCATAATCAACAGTCATAAACCCTGCTACTTCTGGGCCTAGCGCCCAAGGCCTGAGAAGTTTAACTTCATCAGCCATGTGTCCTACATTGACATCATCGTCTTCAGTCTCCCAAAGATAGCGCCATTCATAAACACCAAGTCCGTCAGAGAGTTCGTCGAGTTTCTTAATGTCTTTCTTAAGACGCCTATCGGACATCGCAACCAAGGAGGCAACACTACCAAGAGTCTTACCGATTCCCTCGTTGGTACTGCTATTACCAGTGCTAGTAGAGACATTGCCTGCCCCGCTGATAGCCTGACCAGCCTGTAGGCCCAAACCGCTGAAGTTAAAAAGGTTAGACAGGTAGTTAGTTGAATACTGGTTATCCAAACCACTCTGGAAGTTAGCAAGAGCCTTAAGAGTGCTCCCGCTGTCTCTCAGGCCTTTACTTGCCTGATTGGCTACAACACCAGTAGCACCTCTCTGTTGTGCCCAGTCATACCCCATACCTTGTTTGTAAGCATCAAGGCCTGTAGTATCACCTCCTAGGAGTTTCTGTATCGCAGACCCACCTTGCTGGGCATAATCTAGTACAGGACTAAAAGCCTGAGATAGTTGAGGGTAGGCTTGGTTAGAAGAAGTACTAGACTGAGTACTCTTGGAGCCACCGAATAAGCTACTCATTCATAAATTCTTTCTTTGTTAGTATAAATAGAATCATATCCCCCGCTCGTGTTTTAATTTGACCATAACTTTTGAATCCACATTGTTTTGCCATCCATCTCGCAGGAATATTATCCACGGGAGTAAGACCTTTTATAAAATTTACTTTTTTAAATATAAGAGCGAAACACTCTTTTGCAAAAGACTTGACGATTTTTCCTGAGTCTTTACAAAACCAGTGACCATAGTAAGCATCACCATCTCTTTCAAAAAGGGCAGTATTCCTTCCATCTGACAAACAAATATTATCAGAAGTCACACCCCAATCAGCAGGATTAAACCCTATGATTGGGGTGGGAGATAATTCCAAAGCTTTCAAGATTTCAGGTAAACTAAAAATCTGTTTCAATGAATTTTCCAATTATTGTCAGGAAGGATTATTAGAGTATCGCTCTTGATATTTCTTCCCAAGATACTCCGTTATGTTCCAAACGGAGGGTGGCTGCTCCCCCTGTAACAAGATTGCCTGCTAGTTTGAGACTCGCTCCGCCATCTATAACAGTTAGTGATCCTGTAAAATGGAGGGTTAAACGTCTTCCAGCATATCCCCCATTTATCGTACCAATATTATTAGTGCCAGAAATGATAAAAGAATCACCACTCGCAGGGAGATTTATAGGATCGGCACTGGGAATTGTAGGAAGAACAAAAACAGAAGAAACAGGAGACACACCAGACGACCAATTTCCGTAGTCATTTGTTCCAATTGTTACCCCAGACGCCGTGACAGTAGAATGTATAGGTCTTGTAGCAATATCATTAAATCGCATACCTTCTATGCTCATAGGCTCCGTGCCATGTTCATTTTGTACTCCGTACGGAGTATCCCTAACTTGGCCACCTATTACAGTCAATGCCCCAGTTCGACGAGTTAATCCCGTAGCTGAACACCCCCATGCCTCGCAAAAAGCCATTGTACCGTGCTTGCCATTTATGTTCGCAAAGAAATAGCCTGTTTCTTGTGCTGCGGTTTGGCAGGAAATCCAACGAGGGTCTTCGCAAGCACCGTCAACAACAAATCCTAGGGAACCTGTGTGATCCCCAACCCCTGCTGTAGAAGTATTATCAGCTCCACAAAGAAACCAGGTAACACTATTAACATCACGACCATGAAATCCTTTTGCGTATCCGTATGAGAAGCACCTAACAAATCTCATCCAATCATTTACGGTTTCCGAATAAAAAGCCGTACCCGATCTTCTCAACAAAGTATTAGTTGTCCACGTTTGATGTACGGTAGTGTAAGGCCAAAATTCACAGTCTTCCACTTCTGGAACATCAAAAGCTGCACGAATATCAATACCATTCGTGCAGTCTCCTCTAATGCCAACACAACGTGTTCGTTCAAAACCTCCAGAGTATACTGCTTTATTAAAGCCGAGAATTAGAAGATTACGAAATGTCGTACCAGGTCCAGCCACATTGAAAGCTGTCCCAGAGAATGCAGCTATACCTGCTGCTGCTTCTAGGGCACTTGCAAAAGGCAAATCCAAACCTTTTCGCATAATTGTGAGGCCTTCCCACGCACAGGAGCCATTAACGTTTAGACCATCAGACAGTGCGCCCGTAGTTCCTAGAAAAATAACTCCATTACGTCCATCGTAATCTCCAGCCGAAGCTGGCAGTATCTCGTCAGGTTGCGTCCACGGACCTTTAATAGTAACACCCTCTGGAATAAAAGGCTCTGTATCTAGTGTATATCTATGTGGCGCGTAGACGATGCCTCCGGGTCCAACAGCGGAGGCAGCGTTTTGAAACGCCAGTGCCCAATTATCAGAAACAGATAGACCTTCTCCGAAATAATCTACAACTACAAAATTACTTCGTGTTTCATCTAGTAATACGCCGATATTATCGACTGTTGTTTCTAATTCTTGCAGGGCTTGCTTGGCTGTGGTATTATCAGAAATGATAGAACCTGTGAAAACTCCCATATCCGAAGCAGAAGGTTCAATACCGATAGCAGAAGCATTGGCCTTATCGCTATTAATGGTAGCAATCAAAGAAAAGAATGTAGTAGGTTGAGTTTTAATTATCTTGTTAAGAATCAACGTAGGTTGGATATTATTGTGGCCTTCGTCGCTTCCTTCTTCTGCGTTACTAACTGTGATTCCTGTAGTTGCAGAGTCTGTTGTTTGGGTAGCTCCTCCTGAATTTGGAGTATACCCTAGAGCGCTAACTCCTCCTGTACTTGCGAAATAATCGTGTGCGTGGCCCGGATCAGTCACAGTCGCTATGTGAGTATGGGCAGCCAATTCGTCTACAGTAAGAATATGCAGTTGATTGCCGCCGCTGGCTCCCAGCACTAAGCCATTAACAGCGCCTGCCGTGGTCAGCCTGTTGGCAGGCACACCACCCATGTTATCTTTGCCAGCACCTACTCGACCCCGATAATCAGGTAGATTGAAAGTAGTAGTACCGTTACCAGAACCATATTGAGTTCCAATAGCTGCAAACAAATCGCTTAGACCTGTTCGGGAAACTTCCTGCCCAAAGCAGAACAAGAAGCCGGTAGGAGAAGTTGCACCCGCATAGTCCATGATAGCTCCAACAGGCATAGACAGCTCGGATTCTTGAAAAAGATTACCTAGGGGGTCCTCTTCATCACGGGTGCCATCACTGTATACGATGACTCTGCGATAGGTAATACTGCCGTCAAGGAAGACCAGAGGAATGATTTCACCTGCCCCTACACTAATAGGGTTCTCAGAAGGAATCGTCAAACCACTATCATTGTAGATAGGAGCTAGTACACTAGTTCCAGTATAATAAAAGAAGAGTTCACCAGCGACTGTAGAGCCGCCGGGACCAATCAGCCTACGCTGATCAAGAAGATGTGGAAAGCTAGCCATATTTATCCTATTCTAAAGTCCGTACCGTCCCACCATACAGGACCAATTATTGTACCCCCACCTACATAGACATCACCGAACACAAGACTTGAAATATCATTAACAATGAACCTCTGTCCTACATCTGGTGTTGGTAGAGTAGTGAAGGTCAGCGGATTCGTGTTGTACAAAGCCTCAATAGCATTCGCGAGTTTGTCCCAGTATCTCCTGAAGAGTTCTGGCTGAACCAACCAGTCAACTGGAAGGCGAGGAAGTTTCTGGAAAGCCATTGTTAGACCTCATTCATTGTTGCGTAATCAATACGGAATTTAGCGATATCAGAGAATCTAAATTCAAATTCTCTGCCGGGTCTAGATAAGTTACCAAGGCTTCTATACGTAACATCGTATTCGTAGTTACCTTTACGACCCATCTTACAAGGAAAATACTCCGTCCAGGAATAACCATAGTCATCAGACCATCTCATTTCAAGTACTGGTGTTCCAGTGTACTCGGGAGGCCAACCAGCATTAATACGAACATTGACTGAAAAGCATGAAGTATCTGTGCTAGTACAAGGCACAAACCCCGATATCTCTCTAACAATAGGAAGTTCACCATCTCTGTCACTCTCTACAAGTTCCCAGATTAATCCTTGTTCACTATCTCCTGCGAAGACTCTATCTTGAACTTGTACACCCAAATGAGCCTGCCAGTTTAATTTACCATAAGTATCCCACCTAGCCCAGGACTTCTGAGCAACATCGTAAACGAAAGTATTTTCTTCTGTTGTTAGAACATAGAAGTCGTGTCTACGAAGTCTGAAGCTCCAAGCCCTATAGCTCTGAGACCTTCTAAGGACTTCCTCTACAGATTCATTACTGATCTTTACAGTACTGCCTTGTGCCATTACTACGGCTTTCTTATCAGTAACCCAGAACAAACAAGGTCTACCATCATAAGAACTTGTAGCTGTAGTAGAAGAATCAATGCAACCTTCCGTATAGACACGTCCAGCTATCCTTTGATAAGGGCTGTCTAGGTCGCCTGTTGTTTGCCAGACTTCTACTGAGCTTTGTCCAATAAACCAGATTTCATCTGAAAGGATATTGATACTGATGATTGCATCTGGTGTTCTTTCAGCAGTAGCGAAGCTCAAAGGATCGGGATCAGTCTCACCAGGATTAATCCAATAAAATCTTTGAGAACCTTGAACACTAATAAGAAAGACAGAATCAATTGTAGCCACACTTCCTGCGGGTCGAGCATCAGGAAGAGTAATAAGACTTAAAATAGTGCCATCATAGCTATAGGCACTTCCATTCCTTGTGATAACCACCCTGTCTACTGTGCCTGCGAACTGACAGTATTCAGTACCTGGCAATGGACCTAACTCAGTAACAGTACTTATATTATCGTACCTGTAAAGAGTTTCTCCTGCTACAATAAATATATCACCATCGAAGGTTCCATCTTGCTGCCAGATACCATATACTGATTGATTGCTTATAGTCTTGAACAAAGAAAGAGCAGGTCGACTAACCCTTGTCATGCCATCAGGACTGAAAGGATTACTCATTAGATACATATTCCTCAGGCGGATACGAATACTAATGTCAGAGAGTTGTGTCTCCCAGTCGTTCTGCCCAAGAGGAATCATTACCATGGAGTTGGCTTTCCGAAGTTAAAGTTATATTGGGGATCATAGTAGTCATTATTATACTGCCAGTAATCTCTATCAGCAGTCATTCTAGAGCCTCTGATAAGACCAAGCTCAGATCGAGCCTGACTAGTATTGGCGTATCTAGCAGAGAACTGCTTCTTGGCTCTACGGAGGATTTCCCCACTCTGAGGATCAAGTTGTCTCTCATAGGAAGGATTCAGACGAAATGCCAACATCAATATAAACAAATCATCAAATTCTTCTGGGAAGGGGAAAACATCCATGATTGCTAGGGGGCTGATCTTCTGCCAGCTTCCTAGATCAGCCCTGTAAAACCACTCAGCATTATAGCTATTAGTATTAAGAACTAGATCAAAACTGCCTTCGATCAGCCGTCCATTGCCAGATACAATTAGAGTGTTAGTCGCGAAGTTACCCGAGATATCTACTACAGCAACTCTGGCACCATCCTCAGGCATTGGGTGGAGATATACTGTAGTATCTCCTTCTAGATTACAATTCAAACGTTTGTTGAGAGGGATGAAGAAGTTACCTCCGGGGGTATCCCCGTACCAAGGAAAACCCGAAGGCTTATCTACGGAGTTACGCCCAAGAGGAAGAGCTTCCAGATTCTCGCCTGCTTCGTTTCCAAATACACTTTTAACGAGTCTATTTAGGTAACGAAGAGCTTCAGATTCTTGAATTTGTGTTGGTTCGACACCAATAGCAATCAGATTACTCTGGCGGTAGGCATCAACAATAATCTGATAGGTTGTTGTCATTTACTTCCTTACTTAAGAATACAGCTTTAATGATGGGAATAAAGTCTCATATAGCCAATCACCTACTGCTGCACCTTCACGAGCGTGCCATGGACCCAGCCAATGCAAACCATCTGCGGCTTGTTCACCCTCAGCTATTGCTAGAGCTTCTGAAATTACCCCCATTCGATACGTAGGAACACCATTAAATAGGGCATTCAATCTATCTGTAACGGAGTAATACTCTTCAGTCATGTAAGGCTTACCCACGAATACTGGAGTGCCTCCTGCTGCAAGGACTGCATTGCCCCACGTTACACAGCGAGTGTAATAAGCAGCATAAGAAGCTGAATTCGTAAAACCTTCATTACCTCCAAACGTAGCAAGAACAATATCTGGCGATACTACTGGAAGCAACCCAAGTGGACTAATACCCCCCGAACGTGTCCAGAAAGTAGAAGAAGTACTCCAGCCTCTAGCACCAGCAGGCATGAAGATGACTTCTTTACGAGTACTTGTAAAAGCTTCAACACCAACTAGGTTAATGTTTTGGTCATTAGGAGTAGATGTAGGTGTTCTTACTCGGAGCGTATGTGTTCCCGGAGTAAGACCTGAAATTAGAAGCCTATGAGGTAGAACATCATTATAAGTTGTAACGGGGACAGTTGTCTCTGATCCGCCATCTACGCTATAGATGAATCTATTGTTAGTAGCAGATATACTCGCAAATTGAATATACAAAGCGATACTATCTACAGACTGCGTGATATCCAGATAGAATTCACAACCTGTTGCAGAAGGAAATCGAATAGGGAAACCGCCCATCGAGCTATTTCCGTTATTGACGATAATCCCAGAGAAATCGTGGAATCTTGTATCGTACAAAGCCATTTGAGCAGGGCTGTTTACTCCCCCGATATCATTAGCTTGATCACCAAAATAGCTCTGGTTATTAAGGGGCAAGCCCCTTAGAGCCAATCTATTAGCGGCAATCATAGTGTACCCAGTAGGACGCGCTCCATCCATTCCTACTGTACCAGTTCCGGTCCATCGAGAAGCTTCGCTACTGGAACCAGCCCAAAGCATACGAACAGATTGAGAAAGAACAGGATTAGAGACAGCAGGTCTCGCCCAAAGTTGGGTCATTTGAGGTACTTGAGTTAAGGGCATATATTAGTACTCACTGCTTGAAGATAGTACCAGAAGCACCACCAGCGAGAGTCACAAGACCTCCACCAGTATCTCCTGTTAGAATAGGAATACGGTATACACCCCCTGCTGCTACAGGGAAAGCAGCGAGTAGTACTGCCGAATTGGCGTGAGTAACACTAAGAGTGCCAGCGGTAACAGCAGCAAAACCTCCAATACCACAACCCGTTAGTACTAAGGACGTATTAGCCGCCATCGCAGTAGCGTGATAGCGTTCTTGAATAACCATTATTTAGTTCCTTTCAACGATTAAAGAAATAGGGGAGACCATTACAGCCTCCCCTAAATTCATTATGCGCCGTTGATACGAACGAGACGACGACGATCAGTAATATTGGCCGAAAGACCAACGTCAAAGCGAACACGATGCTCACCAGTCGCAAAGGCGGAATCCCACCACATACGAACACTAACAGGGACCTTCGTCAAGGACTTCCTCGAAGCAGTACCCGTAGCAGGCATGATCAGATCGGCCGTATTAACAATGACCGAACCCTTCTGAATGATCAGACGAGGTGTAACCGATGCAGAAGCAGTACCCAGGAAGGTCACTACAGCGTTATCAGCAGGGATAGCGCTAACAGTAGCGTTAGCAGTGTTTACAGCATTATCACCGATGCTAGTTGCCGTGTTAGGAACAATCAAAGCAGGGAAGATACGAACCGTAGGAGCCACGCCTGCACCATCAGCCGTGACATCACCGATTACTCGGAACTGCTGAAGACGGGGAGCCAGACTCTTCTGGGCACGATTGTCGTAAGCGAATACGTTAGCAATCGTGAAGACTTCACCATCCTTGATAGTAGCATTAGCACCAAGACCGTCGATGTTAATCAACTGAGTCAGATACTGACCCGGAGCTGGAGAGATCGAAACGGCTTTGTAGTTTACGTTCTGGTTAGCGCCATTGACGGCACCGGCGGTACGAGTACCAAACGCAAAGTTAGGGAGCTGCTGAGTAAACAAGGTAGGAATACCTGCAACCGAGCCATCCCAGCCGCTACGGTAAGCGCCACTACCAATAGCTTCGAGCGAGCCGCTCTTAGCGATAACGTCAGCACCTAGGGTCTGCTTATCACCGTAGGTAAGGACTGCATGAAGATCATTATCTTCTACACCCTCTTCCTTAATGCGAGTATAAGCGGAAGCTACGTCATTGAATGCAGCAACACTCGTACCCGGAGTACCCGTCCAGTTATTACTGGCAATAGCACAGTAGCCGAGGATGTACTTATCAATCTGTTCTGCCATGTTAATAGCAGCATTCTTCAGGGCTTCGGATTCACGAGCAGCACCGATGTCGCGAATCTTAACGAAGTCGCCCCAGCCCATGTTGCTATTGAAGGTGCGATTGAGCTTGTACTGCTCAGAACCGAACACCGAATCCTGTACACCCGTAGAGAGGTCCGCAACACCATCAACGGTCTGCGTAGTTACGTAACGAGGCCCGACCTGTTCAACAACAGTCAGGGCGTTACGGTCATTCATTTCACCGTCGAACTTCTTCCAAGTAACGAGGTCCTTCGAGAGAAGGTTATTCTGGAAGATAGCGGCAAACGAATTAAGAACGAGTTTGGCTTGATCAACTGTTACAGCCATAGTTTATTTCCTTTTAATATGATATCAGCGCTTAGTCTTGAACAACTTAAGCGCAAATGCGTCTAGGTCATCTGTATCATCAGGAACTTCGTTAACACTCACTGCTGCACCTTTGTTGGTGGGCGGAGGTGTAGGAGCTTTACTGACTTTAGGACGAGCCTTTTGTTTCTCTTCCTCTGCGAAAGCGAATTTACTCTCAATCCTACCAAGAGCCAAAGTAGCTCCAGCGGGTCCGAGGTTTACAATTCTACGTGCTTCGGGAAGATTAGTCGAAAGATAATAAAGAACATCAGGACCATACTCCATACTCTGAAGTGTCTGGGTCAAGTACAAACTGTAATTAGGTTCAAGTCCATCAAAGGTCGAGACTAGAGCCTGACCTTTTTCCTGGAAATCAGGGTAACGCTCCTGTGCGGGAACCATCTTACTGCTCCATTCAGCATCTAGTGCCTTCTGGGCTTCCGCGACCTTCTGAGACTCTCTCTGTGCTTCAGCTTCAGCTTCCTTCGCAGCCCACTGGGCATTGAAGTCATGCTTGACCTTATCAGCTAGATACTGTGCATCGAACTCACCGAGTGGGTATTTATCAGTACCATCAGGGAGCTTGTCGTCGGGAGTGGGACCATTTACTTCAACCGTGGGGGTTGTTGGTTCTGTGTTCTTTTCAAGTCTCTGAAGAACATCGTTAAGTCGAGCTTCAAGAGCATCTGCTCTTTCCTTCTCGATACGCTTTTCTTCGAGTAGACCGCCGATACGTTTGTCTAGTCGAGTCTTCTTACTGGAAGGTTCCGGTTCAGAATCTGATTTGTCATCAGTATCATCTGGTTCTTCGTCATCAGACTCTTCTTGTTCTGTATCAGCATCATGAGTTTGTTCAAGGTTTGCATCTTCGATGCTTGCGTCACTATCTTCTTTAACGACTTCTGCTTCTGAACTGGCCGGTTCACTGGATTTATTCTGGCCAAAGAATTCATCACTAAAGCTGTCGAGGTCATCTGTGTTAAGATCGACGGGGTTTTCATCACTCATATTTAAGGGTAAGGTCCTTTAACCGTTTGCTCACTTATTGCGACTTGTTCCCGCCAGCAGGAGCTTTGCTAGCAGAGGTCGAAAGTTTTTTATTCTCTAGTTCGTTCTTACGCTCAGCGTCTTCACGTTTAATATCGTGTTCATCCAATGTTCTTGAACCATCAAGGATCATCTTGATTGCGTTCATTTCCATCTCGTTAGCATCGACTTCATTATCAGACAAGGCCTTGATACGATCTGTCTCAGCCTTATAGGTATCAATGAGGAGTTTCCGTTCATCAATACTATGGTCAAGCTTGTACTGTAGATTTTCCTGTTGAAGCCTCTGGAGTTCTTCCTGCATCTGCTGAACCTGTTGTGGATCAATCTGAGGACCTTGCATACTCTGCTCAATCCTTTCAGCGATCTTATCTGCACCGGGCCAATCCTGAGCCTTAGCTACGAGATCACCAGCAACAGTCATTAGCTGGGGCCAAACTTGGATAGCATCCATCATTGCCTGAGCAGATTCAACTCTCCGCGTAGTATAACTCGTACCTGTGCTTAGAGCTACATCGAACATCCCGATACTCATATCAATGCTATTAGGATCCATAGGGTCATTTAGTTTCTGGAACTTCATGGACTCGTCTTCACCGATAGTACGAACAACACGGGTGCCATCGTAAATCTGAGGTATCAACTGATTTATGACATCACCTCCTTCAAGGACAGCAGCATTGCCATTGTCGTAGAAGGTAAGGGCAGCGATATCACCTTCACGCTGTCTAGCTTGGATGGCTCTACCTGAAGTTTCGTTACTGCGAACACCAAGGGAAGCATCGTGGATACCAGTGACATCTTTCATGTCTTGGGCATTAACCGCAGCCTCATTCAGGAGGGCTTGTTCCATAGGAGGAGGATCAAGACGCTGGAAGTTCTGCCCAATTATAGCTTCATCGTTTAGAACGATAAGAGGGTCTCTGGAGAGATGGGCCTTACGAAGAGCATCTTCACGACCTTCAACTGCGCCAATAGTCGCAATCCATTTAGCCTTAGCTGCGTAGCCGAGTTGTTCAGCAGCGACTGATCGCCAGAAGTTCTTAAGTCGTACGGCATCTTTCATGAAGCGAACTAGGCCATAACGGACTCTACGACCACCTACATTGACTACTCTACCACTCATACGAATGACAGGCAGTCTGTTAAGCTGGTACTCATATGGTCCACTGAGGATGCAGAAGCCAGTGACTAGATGCATCTGAGCGTAAGTAACCCAAGCTGTTCTAGTCTTGATTGGAGGACCATTCTTAGAGATCAGGTCGTCCATATTATCAGCATCAATCTGAAAGACTTTACCATTCTCGAACAAAGCCATTAATCTTTGGCGTTCAATTAGTCTCCAGTACTCTGTAACTCTGTAGGAGTCTTGCTCGATCCAACCACTTAGGTATAGATTGCTAACGGCATTGTCTGCCATAAGCTCAGAGGGGTCCTTGCCGGGCCACTTCCTGTTGAACTCGGATTTAGGAATTCTATCGTCTACGAATACTCGCTTGGCATCTCGTCCTGTCGGGTCCACAGAAAATCTGTCCCAAACCACGCTGAGGGCATCCTCGATAGGTCTGATATAGATATCCTGATCGAAGACATCGGACTTGGAGTATTCCACAGCGACTCTAAAGGCGCCGTCTCCACACTGGACGAGGCTCTCGAACGAAGAATCATAGACTCTATCTGCTCGGGACTGCATCTCAATGCTTCGAATGAGATCGCCTCGGATGCTGGCGATGTCTGTGTCTTCATCATTGGAAGGTACAACCTTTACTGCCCTACGGGATTCTCTCCAGTCGCCTACTAGTTGCGCAGTAAACTGAGGTATATTATTGATTACTAGATTAGGAAGACCTTTACGCTGTTCAAGAACGATAGGGTCCCATTGTTCACCAGCAGAGAATTTCTTATCGTCTAGGGCTTGTTCGCGATTAACTCTATCATAGTCTAGATCAGCTTGATGTTCCTTACGCATTTCCGAAAGGAATGCTTCTTGAGACTTATAACCTTCAGGCTTGTAAGACTTAGGGGGACTGCCTTCGATGTAAGATACATCTACTGTCCTGCCGTCTAGCTTTTTATCAGGCTTATGTGTCTTATCTTCGTCTGAATAACTCATTAAGCCATCCAGCCTTGAGGATTATCATTTACGTACATATTGCCGGGGTCCCAATCTTTTGTTTCAGCCAACTTTGTGACTGCCTCCGGGGAGCGTCTACGGCCTGCTATTTTTTCAAATATTTCAGTCAAACCCCAAACAAGAGCATCAACTCTATCGGGTGAACCAGTATTTGAATTACGAATATTGTCTACAGAGAACATGCACATTTGATCTTCAAGAGTATCAAATCTACCAACATGGTGGACACGTTTTTGTTCGTACAAAGCCGAGATAGGTTCTGCTCTAACTACCTTACCTCTTGAGGCGTGGACTAGTTTAACAGGAATGCTTCTATCTGCTGACTTAATGACATGTTCGACCATTAGGCCGCCTTGATTCTTTTCAGCTACTACTTTATCAGCTTCCCATTTGCGGTACATCTGGGCTACACGTTTACCCCATTCATCGGGTGTTCCTTTCAGGGAAGCGTCTTCGAGGACGTATCCACGGGCGTAGCCGTCTTTATCGCGTCCAAGACCAACAACAACAATTCCGTGCTCATCGGACCGTTCTTCGCTTGAGGTAGCGGGGTCCACTGCCACAATGATCCTATCGAG